AAGGCCCAATAGCATTGCCATTGTCACCCTTAGCACCTATGCCCTCATTGGGACAGCCTCCAGTCTCCACTTGTCTCAGGGCATCTAGTATGTCCCTATTGGAGTAGGTCTTAGTGTTAGCACTTGCCATGCTCACCAGTGAGAGGAAGCAAGTGATGGCGATAGCGTAGTACATGATGCCCTTGAGGCATGTCTTTGTTAGATCGTTCATATGTATATTATCGTCTATTTGGAGGCATAAAGCAACCCCTTTGTGTTGTTTATTTTTGAATCGTCATAAGTGCTTGTCAATACTATACTTATGACCGTTCAAACCGCCGGAAAATCTCGCGTTGATGGGACTCCTATGTACGGCTACGCGACCTATAGATACCTATACAAATATTATTAGAGGGACTCCTACTTGTTTTAAGGGACTCCTAATAAATAAAAAAAATTGGGACTCCTAATAAATAAAAAAAATTGGGACTCCTTTAAATCTACCCTAGATACAGTATGAGTAAATTCGGACAACCCCTTACAACAGGAGGCCAATCTTCATTCGGGGACGGGGATGGTGGTCCTTCCTGGAGAAAGTGTAGATATTTTAGACTTCGCCTGAGATTAGATGTTGAGTATGAAAAAGATAAGCCATATCTGACGCCCATAGGGGGAGGTGATTGGGAAGGAGAAGTTAAGCTTAAAGCAATTCTCGCTATAGACGATTTGAGTGATCATTTTGATTGTGATACTGTCGGTCATGTTGATAATCCTAGAAAATGTCCTACACGCTGTCAATATGAATTAATGGAAAATAATTTTAATGGAACTTATTGTCTAACTAAAGAGGAAGGATTCGATCCTTTTGATGTCAATCATGCCCATTGCAAAAAGACGACTAAGGATTTAGGGTTTTGGTTATCAAGAAAACCTTGTTCGGCCCACTTGCCATCAGATAAGAAGACAGCTTGTGATTGGGGTGACTTCCCAGGCGACGGAGGCACCTGGATCTTACGCAAGGTCCTGGGGGTAAAAGCCCATTGCAAATTATACTGCAAGGCTCACCACTATATCATTTGTGACAAACGATGGATTACTTGTGATCCCGAACGTGAATTAGTTGAGTTTTTTGGAACTGACGGTGGAGAAAAATCAATTGATTTTAATCAAATGCCTGGTGGGGGCGAAAAAGGTAAAGCGTTGACAGCATATAAAGTTTTAGAAACGATTGGGAAATATAATGCCCTTGCTGATGCGGCTGCTGCTGGAGGAGATTCAGATTCCGCTAAATGTAGTATTTGTAAATACCTATGTTGTTTATTCCAAGCTATGGCTCCCACCTCCTCTTACAACGGGAAAGGGGGAGACGTTGGGTGTAACAAAGAGGATTGCGGTACGATAGGAGGAATTCTACCTGCATCGTTAGGAGGATGTGAAGCTAAGTGTGGAGAAGCTTGGGAAATGTTTTTGTCTGGATATCCATGCCAACCTAAAGATACAGCAGGGGATGATAGTTTTACTTTGCTATGGAATGGTGATGGAACTTGTATTGGTTGTTGTGGAGAAGACTGGACTCCAACTGGACCTTAAAAAAATTCGGCGCAAAAACCTCCAAGATCTCCTACATATAATCAGAGGATAGGAATAAATAATGGGACAAACACCGATGGTTGATGGAAAAGGATATATTGATGTAACTTCTGCTTTAAAGCTGAAAGAAGCTGAGGGTAGAGTTGAGGTAGATAAATTACAAGCTGAGTCTGACGCTAAGTTCAGAGAATTACTCATAAAAGAAAGTGCAAAGGAAACTGCTTCTAAGCACCTCGCAAAATTTGCAGGGCTATACTTATTAATTCTCGTACTCGCGTTCATTGGTAGTATTAAATTCATTCCATCAGAAAGCATAGCGGTCGTGGCGGGTTTAATCACACTGGTAGTGACGAATCTGAGTACGATTTTGAAAGGAATCGTAGAAAACGGACAAGGAAAAGAGGATGAGTTATTAGGAGGTAAAAAATGAATCCAATATGGGCAGTATTTTTCAAGGACAGGTTTAGAACACCATTTTCAGTTTACAGAATGAGTTTAGCAGAAATTTTAATTTTGCTTGGGCTTGTTGCTGGGGCTGGAATTGGGATTGCTAAAGGAATTGACTGGATCTTTGAATTAGAAGGTGAAACTTCTAGCGTAAATGACAAATAAAAAGAATAAGAGGTACAACAACAAAGGACCTAGATACTTTGAGAAGCTAGGACTAATACAAAAGAAGTTAAAGAACTTCTTCAGACTAGAATCAAAAAGAAAACACGGAAGGAAATTTAATAATGGATAGAAACGAAGAAAAACTTAGAGCGAGACTTGCTAGAGCGAAAGGTGGACACCGTAAGGTTCTCCAAAGGAAATTAGATAGGCTGGTGGGTTCAAGGGCTACTGTTGAGACTCCCGAAGCTCCTGCTCCTGCTCCAACTATCAAAAAACCTGCTCGGAAGAAGACCAGCAAGAAGAAATAGACCAACAGCAGAGACGGTGCCCTACGCCTTTCTGCGGTTTGGGACTTCGCACCTACTCTCCATCAGTAATGGTGGAGAGTTTTGCTTTTTTAATCTTTTATTTCTATAGGGAAGACATTATTTGCGATAAATGCTTCCCTATTTTTATGCCAAGAGTCTCTTCCCACTAATTCACCTCTAGAATTATGTAAAATACGCATATTTACTACTTTATTAGTGAACCCCTTAAGAAAAGCTTGGGAAGTATAGTGAATATCATAGAAATCCCACTCTCCTTCAAAATATTCGGGCTTTTCTAAGCCTACTTCATCTAAAACTCTGCGCTTTGCTGCTAAGAAGAGCCCATCAAGTACCACAACTTCTCCTGGGGGGCCATATTGGGTGATATACTCTTTCTTTTCTGGGTCTAGATGGAGTACTTCTCCTCGATGCTTACCGTATTGCCACCTAGTTTGATCCCACCAGACGGCATCGGGGCCTAACTCCATAGTTCCTGCTGGGCCAATGAACCCAACCTCGTCTGGAGCTAATGCTTCCTTTAGTTTGTTGAGAAAAAGCTCTGGATTTTCTCTGATTTCTATATCATCGTGACAGAATATAATTATATCTTCGGGGTCTGGGTCAATCTTCTGAAAGGCTCCATTATAAGCAGCGAATAATGATTGAGCATTAGATAGTAAATATACTTTAACCCCACCAATACACAAAAAACTAAGTAATTTGTCCGTAGTTGGAGATACCTTGTTTCTATCTCTAGTACATATAATAGCGTGTATGTTCATATACTATAATATATGGAACAGAAGCTATTTTTATGGAAAATCAAAGATTATTAGAAGAATTTAAGAGATGTACGAAAGATCCTCTGCATTTTATCTCAACTTATATCAAAGTTACACACCCTGTTCGTGGTCTGGTTCCCTTTAAACTGTATCCTTTTCAAGAAAGAATCCTTGAAAATTTAGAAGGGAATCGGTTTAACATCCTAAGAAAATTTAGACAAGCAGGATGTACTACAATTGCAGCCGCTTACTCTTTATGGATGATCATATTTCAGAAGCATAAGCAAGTAGTTATTCTTTCTAAGGGTGACGCAGAATCAACAGAAGTTTTAGATAGAATTAAACTTATGTATGATGAACTTCCGTCCTTCCTAAAGCCAGGAATTCAGGAAGATAATAAGCATACGCTTAAACTGATGACAGGTTCTACTATTAAATCTCGTCCTTCAGGAAAGCAGTCGGGACGTTCCTTGGCGGGATCTCTCCTCATAGTTGATGAGGCTGCTTTTATTGAAAATATTGACACTATTTGGGCTGCTGTCTATCCTATTATCTCCACAGGAGGTCGTGCTTTCGTTCTCTCTACTGTTAATGGTATTGGTAATTGGTTTCATGATGTTTATCAAAAAGCCCTAACTGGAGATAACTCTTTTAATCCTATTGATATTAGGTGGCAAGAACATCCTGAGTATAATTATAATGAAAATTATAGTCATCTCTACGAGACGATGGAAGAAAAGGGTTTGGATATCCATAAGTGGGAAGAAACCACTAAGGCTAATATGCCTATGAAGCAGTGGCTTCAGGAATATGAATGCTCCTTCCTAGGAACAGGAGATACTTACATTGAAGGAGAAGTTCTAAAGGCAATTTCATCTCAAACAAGCGAAGAATACTTTACGAAGTACAATAATAGAATGCGAGTTTGGCAAGAAGCAAAACCCCAGTATGAGTATTTAATTTCTTGTGATACCTCTCTAGGGAGAGATCGAGATTACTCGGCATTTCATGTGATTAATATGTACAACGGACAACAAGTTGCCGAGTTTTATTCCAATAGAACCCCAATAAATGACTTTGCTAAAATTTTATTTAATGAAGGTATGCTATATAATGTAGCGCACATAATCTGTGAGCGGAATACTATTGGAAATAACTTAATCGACTGGCTCTATAAT